AGTTGTGATTGCATCCAGTTTCTTAAAAACCCAGTTAGCACTGTCTAGATCAGTTACTTTGAAACGGTCATCTTGTTCAAATGTTTCTAGCTCTCTCTCTTGTAATTCATTCATTTTTCATGCCTCCTACCATCGCATGACTAAGTTAATTAGTCTGTCGTAATCATCTGTATTTTCTTTAATCCATTCGTTTACAACGTCGTGCATTGCATCCATTGCAATATATAGTTCGCTTAAATCTATGACATGAAATGACTTAAGTGGAACATTATTCATATCCTTGATTTGTATACTGATACCGTCATGTCTCTTCATCACAGACACTTTAAATTCAAACCCGTTAAAGCTTATAATTTTGTTTTTTATCTCACCAATTTTGTAATACATCGTTCTCGTCCTCCTTGTCTTCTTCGTCCTCCTCGTTATCTTCTTCGTTTTGTAATTCATAAATTTTGTTTTTTAGTTTTATATTTTCTTTTTCCAATTTTTCGTTTTTTCTTTCTTCCGCAAAATACTTACCTCTGTAAGTATCTTCTTCTTTATCTTTAACAGCCTTTATTTCAATAAGTTTTCTGTACTCGTTCAATGTGATTGTTACTGTCAATTCTTGATTTGCTACAAAATTATCTTCTTCATTTCTGTATCCTGAGAAATCTTTAGTGTAATAATGTTGTTCTGTTTTAATATTTTCAGCCATAGTTGACTACCTCCGTATATTTTGATTTAATTAAGTTGTATATTTTGATAAATGTTTGTCACTGTTACTTGTTGTCGCAAGTGGCAGTTTTTTTATTCTTCATAAAAGTATTCCTTATAAAATATGAATGTTGCGATACTTGCGAATCCCGCAATCGACCATGCTGTAGTGAAGTATAGAAACGGCATAAGTACAATCGCTAAGACTGTGAAGCACAGTACTGCTACTAGGTAGCTTTTATATGTGTCACTCATTTTCTTTTTTCTCCTCTTTGGTTGTTTCATCGTTTATCAAACCTTGCATTTCCATTAATTTTTGAGGTATACCTGCTTTTAACTGGATTTCGTATAACATTTGTTGGATGTGTGGTGGCATTTCTATCATTCCTTTCGTGTATAATTTAGTTATCTCCTAGTGAGAGGAGGTGATAAGTATGGCAACCAATCCGCCTAAAGATGGACACCGTAAAGGCGCAGTAAAAAATCGCTCTCAAGTTAAAAATCCTAAAACGGGTCGTTACGTTAAACGTAATTCTGAAACTGGTAGATTTATGGATGTGAAACCAGATTCAAAACCGTTTAAAGGTGTTCGTAAGGAACGTTAACTTGAGTGAAGCTACTCTAATTCGTTTAGAGTGGCTTTAATATCGTTTTGTGAAATTACTTGATTAATTACAATTGAAAGGTTGTTAACTAATTCTTCATCATGTTCTTCATAACCAGATTCATACATCATTGCGTGCAGTAACTCATGGATAAGTATTTGTTTTTTTCGCTCGAATGATAATCCTCGTTTAAGTTGTATGAGACTATCTTTATAAATACAAAGCCCTAAACAACTTGGATTGTTATCTACATCTTCTAATTGAACTATTTTGTATTTCACGCCACATACGTTGATTTCCATTCTTTATGCTCCTTTCGTGTACAATGTTGTTATCAACCTAAGGAGGTGATAAGTATGTCTGATAAAGAAATAGCTTTAGAATTAACTAAAAGTTACTTAGAACATTTAAATGTGCGAGCGAGTAGTAATAATACACATCATTCGCATACCACTGCTGAAAATACAGAAAAAATGTATCAACATTTCTATAACGTAGTATCTAAACTAGATAACTCCGGTAAATAGTTTTTATTTTGGAGATGTAAGAGGTCTATTGTCGTTAGTAATTCCTCTTCGCTCCATTTTTCTTTTTCTGCTAGTTCGATGATTTTTACTGCTATTTCATGAATCTTTTTTAAATCTTGCATTTGTTTTCCTCCTATTAAGTTGTTTGTTTAAATTTCAAATTGGCTAATATCTACACCGTATTTAATCGCCATACTCTTAATCACTGAAATGTATATCTCAACCAATCTAGGTTCATCTGTAATTACATCTAATTTTGACAACTTGTTAATCTGTGTTTTCGTTGCACCATTCGCTAGCATTTTGCCTTTTCGGTTCTGCATACGAATTTTTAAATTACAACGCCCCTTTTCTTCTAAAGCTTTATATGCTTCAGACTTAACTTTCTGGTGCATTGCTCCGCCACCTAAATGTTGCGCAATCGCAGATAACATTTTGTTTGTGTCGTTACGCCAGTTTTTTGTTTCAATACCGACAATGTGACGAATGCCTGTGATTTCTTGTTGCATTTGTTTGTTAAACTGTTCTTGGTCTTTTTGTGCTTTGAACATCATCTCTAATGCTTGCATTGGTGTTTGTGGTATATTAAGCTGTGCTTGTTGTTTAATGTGTTCATCCATTTTATGGAATGCATCAACATAAGTTGCAGTAAACAAAACGCCTTTACTACCTGTCATCTTGTTTGCCACTATGTCGCACCCTTTTTTGGTTAATAAGTAGTGTTTGTATTGCTTACCTGTTCCTGCTTGATATGAACTTTCCACGAAGAAATCATCAGCCCCCAAATTTGGGTTTTGTAAAATTACATCTAAATAATTACCGATGTCTCTTACTAAGTGGTCGTGTCGCTTTCCTACCATTTCTGCTACTTCTCTACTATCTACATAATGTGTCTCGTTCTGTTCTACTATTTGTAATTCTTGCATTTGGGCTTCCTCCTATTACGGTTTAACCGTTATTTTTGATCAAAAAAATAATGTCATCATAAGATATATCAAACTCTTCTTCTATCTTTTTTAACTGAGGAACATTAGGGAAAGTTTTCCCTTTCTCCCAGTTATGCCACACATCAGCAGACACACCAACTTTAGCGCCAGCTTTAGCTTGAGTCAAATCATATTTAGCTCTCAGTGTCTTTAATGTTACCGGTTCTTTTTTAACGATGATTTGTGTCATTGTAGTACCTCCTTGCTTAAGAACTGACTTAAGTATATTACGGTTTAAACGTAATGTCAACACTTAAACCGTAATTTTATTTTTCTTCTTGTATATTTTACGATTAAGCCGTATAATGAGATTGTAATATTAGATGAAGGGATTGAAATTATAATGTTAGGCAACAAAGAAATTATGGCAAAAAATATTTCTCGCCTCATGAAAGAAAACAATGTTGATAGAAATAAATTATCTAGAGATTTAAAAATAAGTTATACAACTTTGTCAGATTGGATTAACGCAAAAACATACCCAAGAATAGACAAAATTGAAATGTTAGCCAAATACTTCGGAGTAGAAAAATCATCACTTGTTGAATCACCTAACAAAATAGTACAACTCGACACACTACCAGTTAAAAAGATACCGGTTGTATCGCAGATATCTGCAGGAATGCCTATTTACACAGAAGAAAATTTAATCGACTACATATACTTTGCTACTAAAAATTTGAATTCTAATAAAGAAGAGTTCGGTTTGAAAGTGTCTGGAGATAGCATGGACAAACTCTTTCAAGACGGAGACGTTGTAGTTGTTGAAAAGGATTCGACTGTTGAGAATGGTCAACTAGGTGTTGTACTAGTCAATGGTTACAACGGTACTGTCAAAAGAATACGTTACAATAATGATCAAATTATTTTAATTCCTGAGTCAAATAATCCTAGTCACTATCCACAAGTGTATGGAAAAGATGACGAGGTCAAGATTGTAGGCAGGGTTGTAGCAAGTCAAAAACTATTTTATTAAATGTCGTATTGGCATTTTAATATATAATATTCATTAAAGGAGAAAGAACGATGGAAGAAAAGAACTCACAAGAACAACACAGGCAACAATGGGAGCAATTTCAAGAGTATCAAAAGCAACAAGATGAGGAAAAGAAGAAAAAGCGCAAAAAAGGTTGGTTATTTGGCTGTGGTGGCTGTCTAGTCTTATTAATATTAATTATAATAGGAATTTCTGCTTGTACTGGTGCTGTAGTAAACGATGTAAACAATGGCGGAAGTGGTAGTAATTCAGAAACTAAAATTGATAAAAATGCTACACGTGAACAAAAATCTGCTTTAAACAAAGCTAAAACATATTCTAGTGTGATGCATATGTCTAAAGATGGTATTTATAATCAATTAATATCTGAAGCTGATGGTTTTAAAGAAGCTGACGCTAAATACGCTGTTGATAATTTGAAAGCAGACTATAAAAAGAACGCTTTAGCAAAAGCTAAAGATTATGCAAAAACACAAAACATGTCTAATGATTCCATTTACAATCAACTTACTTCAAGTGTTGAAGGATTCACAGAAGAACAGGCACGTTATGCAGTAGATAATTTAGATAAATAATTTCAAGGGGTACCTAGTACCCTTTTATTATACTCAGTTACATTTAAGCCGTTGAGAGTTTTTAAATTGCATCATTTTGATTAACAGCCCCTGTGTGGCGCGAGGAGGATGAGGGATGGAAGATTATGTTCGTTATAGGCTAGAAGATCAAATAAATTGGTATGATACTAAAAGTATATCTTGCCAAAAGCAATACAATTTTAATAAATATATACAAATTATTGCCGGTGCATTAATCCCAGCAATAACACCTTTTTCGTTAGTGTTTAATTCTATGAGTTTTACTATTGTTATATCAATACTAGGAATACTGATTGTAATATCTCAGTCTATTAGTAGTATAAAGAAATTTCACGAAAACTATATTCAATATAGAACTACATGCGAAGTGTTAAAACATGAAAAATACTTATATTTAAATAATGTTGAACCTTATGACAATGAGAAAGAACCGTTAAAACTTTTAGTTTTACGCGTTGAATCAATTATTTCTAACGAGAATATTAATTGGCAAACAATGAGACAAGATATCAAGGAGGAAGAAAAATGTTAGGGAAATTATTTGTAAGCTACAGAGCAGATGACGAAGGTTCACGTTATAAAAATTTATTAGTGGGCTGGTCTGAAAATCCAAATAAAAATTTTTTTGATGTAAAATTTGAAGATACCAGTATTGGTATAAGTATCAATTCTACAAATGCTTACTATATAAAAAGGAAAATCAAAGAGAAAATCGAAAGTTCTAATAAGGTTATATGCATTATTGGAGAAAACACTCATAGCTCCGAATGGGTGAATTGGGAATTAGTAACTGCTCACAACTTAAACAAACCTATTGTCGCAATAAAGATTGACAAAAGTTACAAATCGCCTATAGAAGTTTATGGAAAGAATGTACATTGGGCATATTCTTTTAGTTACGAAGCTATCAAAAAAGCACTTCTCGAAGTTTAATCGGGAAGTACTTCATACGTTTTTTCAAAAATATCGGGTTTTACAGGATATTTTTCACCATTAACTCCTGTTATAATCCAATCGCCTTTTTCAGCTTTCATTCTACCTTCTAAAGTTTCAATATAGGTAGTTCTATCTGCTTTTTCTGCATTAACTATAACTGGTTTTTTTCTAACCTTTACTTTAGGAGACATATTATCACCTACTTTTTTATTTTATTATATCACATTTAATACTAAGGACTAAATCACGGGTAGCCCGCCTACCCTTATTATTTTTTGCCAAATTTGAGGAGGGATCACATGAAAGTAGCAATTTACACCAGAGTGAGTACACTTGAACAAAAGGAAAAAGGACACTCTATTGAAGAACAAGAAAGAAAATTGAGAGCTTACAGCGACATAAACGACTGGAAAATTCATAAAGTATATACTGACGCTGGATACTCAGGGGCTAAAAAAGACAGACCCGCTTTACAAGAAATGTTGAATGAAATAGATAATTTTGATTTGGTTTTAGTTTACAAACTAGATCGATTGACTCGAACTGTTAAAGACTTACTTGAGATACTAGAATTGTTTGAGAATAAAAACGTGTCGTTTAGGAGCGCAACAGAAGTATATGACACAACTTCTGCTATGGGGCGTTTGTTCGTAACATTAGTAGGTGCTATGGCAGAGTGGGAGCGTACAACAATTCAAGAGCGTACTACAATGGGTAGACGTGCATCGGCTAGAAAAGGATTAGCTAAAACTGCCCCCCCTTTCTATTACGACAGAGTAAATGATAAATTTGTGCCTAATGAGTATAAAAAAGTATTACGATTTGCAGTAGAAGAAGCGAAAAAAGGCACTAGTTTAAGAGAAATAACTATAAAATTGAACAATTCTAAATACAAAGCACCCTTAGGTAAAAACTGGCACAGATCAGTTATACGTAATGCTCTTATAAGTCCGGTAGCTAGAGGTCATCTTGTTTTCGGTGACATATTCGTCGAAAACACCCACGAAGCTATTATAAGTGAAGAAGAATACGAAGAAATAAAACTAAGGATAAGTGAAAAAACTAACTCTACAATCGTAAAACATAATGCCATTTTCAGAAGTAAACTGTTATGTCCTAACTGTAACCAAAAATTAACTTTAAACACAGTCAAGCATACACCTAAAAATAAAGAAGTTTGGTATTCTAAACTATACTTTTGTGTTAATTGTAAAAATTCTAAAAATAAAAATGCATGTAACATCGACGAAGGCGAGGTCTTGAAACAATTTTACAATTATCTAAAACAATTTGATTTAACTTCATATAAAATCGAAAATTCACCGAAAGAAACTGAAGATATCGGCGTCGATATTGAAAAGTTGCGAAAAGAACGTGCTAGATGTCAAACGCTTTTTATAGAGGGTATGATGAATAAAGATGAAGCTTTTCCTATAATAAGTCGCATTGACCAAGAAATACGTGAGTATGAAAATAGTAAGAATAAAGATAAAGGTAAAGCTTTTGATTATGAGAAGATTAAAAATTTCAAGTATTCATTGCTAAACGGTTGGGAATTAATGGAAGATGAGTTGAAAACTGAATTCATAAAGATGGCAATCAAAAACATTCATTTTGAATATGTAAAAGGAATTAAAGGGAAGCGTCAGAACTCGTTAAGGATTACAGGCATAGAATTTTATTGA